GCCAATCCCTTTTGCTGGCTGGGTAGATATAGATGATGACATTCAAAAAACCCTGCAATTATTGACTGGAACTGATTCAGAAAACATGCCAAAATACATAGTATTAGGTGATGGATCCGTTTATTTTTACCGTAAAGAGGAGCAACGATATGCCTTATGTGAACAAACCCCGCCCTTACAAGAAGGAGTATCAGCAACAACTATCCCGCAAGGAACAGGGGACACGAAATGCACGTGATCGAGCTAGGTATGCCGTTGATAAAGCCGGTGTTGACAAAAACGGAAATGGCAAAGCTGATGTGCGTGAAGGTAAAGATATTGAACACATTAAACCTTTATCTAAAGGTGGCACCAATAGTCGTAAAAACATCCGCATAGAAACACCAAGCCAAAATAGATCATTTAGCCGAAACTCAGACCATACAGTAAAAGTAAACAAAGCCAAACCTAAACGCAAAAATGGAAATACTAAATAACAAAGCCATAGTAATTACAACAAGAAGACCTAGTCTTGTAACTGAGTGCATAAGAAAAAGCGAAATTATTGAGACCAACGGCGACTTGCATAAGGTTGCCGTGCATTGGGGTTTGGATGAAGCACAAGCTTTAAACAAACTTAAAATTAAAAAAGTACCGTCTCCAATATTGCGTGACTACAAATGGCCTGGTTTGCACAAGCCAATGGAACATCAAAAAGACACTGCTAACTTTCTTACACTAAATCAAAGAGCATTTTGTTTTAACGAACAAGGCACCGGTAAGACTGCAGCAGCTATATGGGCTGCGGATTATTTGATGGAGCAAAAACGTGTGTATCGTGTGCTTATCGTATGCCCTTTATCTATTATGCAATCAGCGTGGCAAGCTGATTTGTTTAAATTTGTAATGCACCGCAAAGTAGGTGTAGCGTACGGAGATAGACATAAACGTAAAGCAATTATTGAGAGCGATGCGGAGTTTGTCATTATTAATTATGACGGTGTAGAAATCGTAGCCGACGATATTGCAAAACAAAACTTTGACTTAATAATTATTGACGAAGCCAATGCGTACAAAACAATAACAACTAATCGTTGGAAAACTATGAATTACATCATGACTCCACGCACATGGGTATGGATGATGACTGGCACACCAGCAGCACAAAGTCCAACAGATGCTTTTGGGTTAGGTAAATTAATAGTCCCACAAAATGTACCTAGATTCTTTGGGGCATTTAGAGATCAAACCATGATAAACATTAGCAAATTTAAATGGTTGCCAAAACCTGATGCAGATCAAACTGTATTTAACGCTCTTCAACCCGCAATCAGATTTAGAAAAGAAGATTGCTTAGACTTGCCGGAGGTCACACATGTTTTTCGGGACGCCCCCCTTACTACGCAACAGGAGAAATACTACAAAACACTCAAAGACGAGTGGCTTATGGCAGCGGATGGTGAAGAAGTTAGCGCTGTTAATGCAGCAGTTAAGCTCAATAAACTTTTACAAATATCGGGTGGGGCTGTCTATTCTGATACCAGTGCTGTCGTTGAGTTTGATGTTAGTAATCGTCTACGTGTTATTGAAGAAGTAATACTAGAAGCAAGTCATAAGGTGCTTATTTTTGTACCATTTACTCACACTATAGAGCTACTCAAAACACATTTAAAAGGGGTAGGTATAACTTGTGAAGTAATTAATGGAAAAGTTCCTGTAAATAAACGCACAGAAATATTTAAATTATTTCAAGAACAACCTAATCCACGGGTATTAATAATACAACCACAGGCTGCTGCCCACGGGATAACACTAACAGCCGCAGACACTATTATTTGGTATGCTCCAGTAACATCCATAGAGACTTACTTGCAAGCTAATGCACGTATAGATAGGCAAGGACAGAAGAACTCAATGACTATTGTGCATATTAAGGGTAGTCCCGTAGAGACACGGCTATATCAAATGTTGCAAAATAAACTCGAAGCGCATGAAAAAATAGTTGACTTGTACAGACAAGAGCTTGATAATAGTTGACAAAGTCAAATTATAGTTTTAATATGATTTAACTGGCAAAGACCAGCGTTTAACCTAAAGGAATTTATATGGAACAAGAAGTCCAAGGCACTGCATCCGCTGAAAAACTTGTAGAAGTTTACATAAAAATACGGGATGCTTCAGAAGCTAATTATCGAAGCTACATGGATAAGAAGGCTGATCTAGAAGCACAGCTAGATGTTATTCAAGCAGAGCTGCTTGACATACTTAAAACTATTGATGCTACTAGTTTAAAAACCTCACACGGTTTGGCTAGACGTAGTGTCAAACAACGTTATACAACCAATGACTGGGAACGTTTTCACAAGTTTATTGTGGATCACAATGCGCCTGAGTTACTGGAAAGAAGAATTCAACAAACCAATATGAAGCAGTTTTTGGAGGAGAATCCGGACTTGCATCCCGCCGGTTTAAATGTGGATAGCACATACGCAATCATTGTAACTAGGAGAAAATAATGAGCAACGTCGCTTTGTTTAACCAGCAATTACCTGACTACCTCAAAGAGGTAGAGATTGATGAAGTAACCCGTGCCTTAACGGGTGGTGGTACCGGTGTAAAACGTATTGCCCTTGGCAATAACAAGTTTATTTTGAAAGTAAACGGCGCCGAGATTTCTAAGAGCAACAATAGCAAGATGGAGATTGTTATTGTTAATGCTTCACCCAATGTATCTCGCACGTTCTACGCTAAAGCATGGGATCCCAAGGCTGATGCTGCCCCGCCTGACTGCTGGTCTAATGACGGTGAGCGCCCTGACGCCTCTGTTAAAGAACCACAAAGCCCAATGTGCATGAACTGCCCACAAGACATAGCTGGTTCCGGTCAAGGCAGTACCAAAGCATGTCGTAAAAACCGCCGTATTGCTGTGGCTCTTGCTGCAGATTTAAACGGTGACGTGTATCAAATGACTTTGCAGTCTAAGTCAATCTTCTATGATGCCAAAAAACCAGGCGATTTAGACCACATGCCATTTGATCAGTATGTACGTTATGTTGGCTCACAAGGTTACAACTTAAACACACTAGTAACTGAAATGCGTTTTGACGAGGACTCAACTGTAGGCAAATTGTTCTTCCGTCCAGTGCGGTTCCTTGAGAAGGATGAATGGGAAGTTGCCAAGAAGCAAGGCGAGACTAAGACTGCTAAGTCTGCAATCACAATGACCGTAGCTCAAGTTGATGGAGTTAAAAAGCTAGAAGCTCCTGCAGTAAAAGCTGAAGCTGGAACAGTAGAAGTAATTGCTGAGCCAACTAAGCGTGCAGATAAAAAAGCTGCTGAGCCCGCTCCTAAACGTGATCTCAAAGCCGTAATGGGCGACTGGTCTAATGACGACGCAGCATGAGTCTTAGAGGGTATAGCTTTCGTCTTGTAAAAGCCAACCAAGCTGCTGATTCCAAAAACATTGGGGTCCAGCTTGGGCGGTATTGTATTGCCAACGATATTCCGGTATCAACCATTGCTACAAAGTTAGGCGTAACCCGCATGACTATATACAACTGGTTTACCGGAGTTGGTATACCCAACAAAGACAAAGTTAGGAAAATAGAAAAATTACTTACTAAATATAACTAATGGCAATCAGAGACCTATTGGTAGCAGTTTTGCCGCCCGAGGGAGAAGGCTGGTATTGTACAGTCGGCTTGCGGCAAGAAGGCGATAAACCACCAAGACAAAACTTCTTTCAGACTTTGGCAGATGTCGAAGCTGAAGTGAATACGTTGGTAGCTGAGAAGTATGATGCTTATTTTGCATGTGCTAAGTATGAAGACCCTAAACAGGGACGTATCCAACCAAACGGCAATCTTATTAAAGCTTTTTGGGTTGATGTTGATTGTGGAGTAGGTAAGCCGTACGAAGATCAAGCTGCAGGACTTAGTGCTCTTAAAGAGTTCTGTCATAAGATTAAAATACCTTTACCAACCATTGTTAACTCAGGGCGGGGCGTTCATGCTTACTGGAGATTACAGGAAGTAGTTGGTCGTAAAGACTGGAAGCCTGTAGCCGAGCGGTTAAAAGCACTATGCGAAGATCATGGCTTTGCAGCTGACCCGTCACGCACCGCAGATAACGCCTCAATATTGCGGATACCTGAAACATTTAACTTTAAACAAGACCCACCGCTTCCAGTAGAGTTACTAGCTGTATCTAAAGAGTTGCCATTTGAGGCTATTAAACAAAATATTGGTGTGTTGATTGCACCTGATTGGATGCCACGTCAGCTCAATGAGATGACTCAAGCACTGCTAGGTAACAAGCAAAGCCGATTTAAAACCATCATGATTAAAACCATGAATGGGCAAGGCTGCGCCCAGCTTGAAAACATCGCAGTAAACCAAGACACAATTGAAGAACCACTATGGAGAGCAGGTCTGTCGATAGCGGCAGTTTGCGTAGACAAAGATGAAGCAATTCACAGGATTTCACAAGGGCACCCTGAGTACTCGCCGGAGAACACCGAACGCAAGGCGAATCAAACCAAGGGACCCTATACGTGCCAAACCTTTGAAAAGCTCAATCCTTCAGGGTGTAAAGAGTGTCAGCACAAAGGCAAGATATCTTCTCCGATTCAGTTGGGCTCAGAGATTGCGGTTGCAGAAGAGAGCACTGTTGTCGAAACAACGAAGGCTGGTGAAGAAGAGGTTTTTGATATTCCGTCATATCCGTATCCGTACTTCAGAGGTAAAAATGGGGGCGTATACGCACAGTTTAAAGACGAAGCCGGTAACATAGATGCCGTAAACGTATATGAACACGACTTATATATTGTTAAGCGGCTACATGATCCATCTCGTGGTGAATGTATTTGGTTAAGGTTGCACTTACCTAAAGATGGCGTGCGTGAATTTGCAATGCCCGTCATTGATGTAATGGCTACTGAAAAACTTAGAGATCGGCTCGGCTGGCACGGTGTTGTGGGTAATTCAGAGCAGATGAAAAGAGTAATGGCGTACATCATTACGTTTACAAAAGAACTTCAACATAAAACAGAGGTAGAAATTATGAGAAATCAATTTGGTTGGACCGACGATAACTCCAAGTTTATTCTTGGGGAGCAAGAGATTTCAGCAGGCAAAGTTAGTTATAGCCCACCGTCTGCATCAACAGGCACAATCTCTGAGTTTTTAAAACCTACGGGAGACTACGCCGAGTGGCAAAAAGTTATACAGGTATATAACCAACCAGGGTTTGAACCACACGCATTTGCCTTCTTTACTGCATTTGGTGCGCCATTGCTTAAGCATTTAAACCTTAAGGGTGCAATTATCAACCTCATTAACAACACTTCAGGCACCGGTAAGTCTACGATTCTTAAGGCTTGCAATAGCGTATGGGGGCATCCTGAAGAACTAATGATGCAATGGAAGGACACAATCAACTCCATAATCCATAGGATGGGTGTGCTTAATAACCTGCCGGCTACCATAGACGAGATAACCAAACTTAGTGGGGATGCTTTTTCAGACTTAGCTTATAGCCTGTCACAAGGGCGGGGCAAGAACCGCATGAAACAGCACGACAATGCTGAGCGAATTAATCATACTAAGTGGGCAACCATAGCGCTGTGTAGCTCAAATGCTTCGTTCTATGACAAGCTATCTGCCCTTAAATCTACCCCTGATGGCGAGTTTATGCGCCTTCTAGAGTACCGGATTGACCTAACAAGCAACTTAACTAAAGAAGAAGCCGACGCAATCTTTGGCAAACTGTATGGTAACTATGGACACGCAGGGGTTGAGTACGCCAAGTATCTTGTTAGTGACTTAGAAGAAGCCATTGATTTAGTTCTGCAGATACAGCAACGGCTAGACAAAGCTATTGGCTTGACTAGCAGAGAACGGTTTTGGTCAGCAGTTGTTGCATGTAACATTGCCGGCGCTTTGATTGCTAAAGACTTAGGCATCATAGACTTTGACGTTAAGAGGGTTTATGACTGGATTGCCAAAGAGTTAGTGGTAATGCGCAATGAGGTTAAGACTCCTTTAGGCACACAAAGCAGCATCATTAACGAGTTTATTAATGAGCATCGTGCCTCAGTGTTGGTTATAAACAACGAAGTAGATTCTAGGTCTGGCATGGAACAACTGCCTATTGTGGAACCTAAGTTTAATGACTTGTTTATTAGGATTGAACCGGACACCAAGAAGATGTTTATCAATGCTAAGCAGCTACGTACTTATTGCAGTGATCAACAGGTTACCCTAAAAGACATTTTAAAAGGACTTGAAATTGACAAAGCTTATCTAGGGCACACTAAAAAACGTTTATCTAAAGGGACTAAAGTAGCGTCTGGCCCCGTAGATGTGCATATTTTTGACCTAAGCAGTCACCATTTTGAGGATGCCGAACTGTATATACAGGCAGCTAAGAGCGTACCTGATGCTGATCCACGGGCTAAGCTTCAGAGTTAATTGGCGTAATTTTGTGGTCGGCTCGTCGTTTTTTATACCGTGCTTAGACCACAGCCATGCTTTGGAACAAATTAAAAAGACTACTAAACGCCTTAAATTTAAGGTAAAAACCCAAATTGTTCTAGAGCGTGGGGTTACTGGGTTGCGTGTATGGCGTATTAGGTAGTATCATACAGTCGTAGCCAAGGGTTTTGACTACATTTCCTTTAGGTTTTATTTGATACCCCGCCCCCTCGGCGGGGTTTTTTTATCGTTCGCCGTATTCAAGCATTGGCAATAGTTGAGGTATAAGGTTTTTATTAAGCCCCATGCCACCAGTTATATTGGCAAGAGCTCGGTCTTTGTACCGTTTTTCTATTGAGTCAACTAAAGCTTCAGGATCTATCCTAACTCCTGGATTGGTTTGACTAAATGTCACCATTTTTTCAATTACTTTTGCCATCATATCTGCATCGCCGGTATCCACGGAAATAAAGAAAGCGTTTAGCAAGTCAGTGCGTCTATTCATTATGGATTCGTTAGCGTTCTTTGTTTGAAACGCAGCTTGTTGTTTTTGCGCAACTCGTTCTGGAGAGAAACCAAGCATTTGAGATAAAGCCTCACGAGCACTAATATCTTCTACTAAAGTATTGCCCTTAAGGGTTAGCGCCTGTCCATCAACCATATATCTAGTACCAACCATAACGTTCTTAATAGCTGCTGGCATTAGCGCTTCCATTGCACGTTCTGTATGTCCATCGTTAAAGCGTTTTAGGGCTTCAGGATAGCTGACCAATAGCGCACCCATAGACGGACCCAAAGTGTTAATAAACATGTTTTGGACGTAATCTACTTCGCTCTGGCTTTTACGTACGTCTGGAAACCACATGTCTGGTAAGTTAAGATTCATACGGTCGGCAAAGTTTAGGCCGGTTGCTTGTGATAACAAGCCTCTAGATATTGTGTCTCCAGCAAAACCACCAAATGTTCTGTTAGCCCAGTTCTTAAACCAGTTTTCTGGGTCAAACGGCTCATCATCTTCACCAAATACAGCATGGAAGGCTGACGCTACACCTGAGAAAATGAACCATATAGGTAGCCCACTTACGCCGGCGGTTAAGAAAGACATACCCATCATGCCAACAAAAGCCTTACGGGCTTCTGTTCTAACTTCAGCCATTTCTTTTTCTTTAGCAGCCAAAGCTGCATCAAGCAC